AGGAGTACCATGTCAAAAAACCATTATGTGAACAACGCTGAGTTTGTAAAGGCCCTTGAGGAGTACAAACTCAGACTCAAAGATAATCCAGAGGAAAGAGTCCCTGAGTACATCGGTGTATGCATCTATGACATAGCCAACAGGTTTGCTTCAAAGCCCAACTTCTACAACTACTCATACCGAGAAGAGATGGTGTCCGACGGCATTGAAAACTGTCTTCAGTATCTCACGAACTTTGACTCCTCTAAATCCTCAAACGCATTTGCCTACTTCACGCAGATTTGTTACTATGCCTTCATAAGACGTATAGCAAGGGAAAAGAAGCAGAGCTACATCAAACACAAGCTGGTTATGGAGATGCCCTTTGAGGCTTTCGAACTTCAGGAGTTTGATGACAATGAAATGTCCCAGAACTTTGTTAGTTTCATCCAGTCAAACAGCTCCTTTGACTTCGAGGCTTATGAGAAGAGTATCGCCAAGAAGCCCAAGAAGAATGTGAAGTCTCCTCTTGACGAGTTCCTTGGTGAAGAAGATAACAACACAATATGAAAATAGCTTTTGTAACAGATACTCACTTTGGGTGCCGAGAAGGTAGAGTAATCTTTCATGACTTCTTTGAGAAGTTCTACAGGAACGTATTCTTCCCTAGACTAAAGGAAGAAGGCATCACAGAAGTCCTACACCTTGGTGACTGCTTTGACCGTAGGAAGTACATTGACTACTATTCCCTGAAACGTTGCAAGGAATACTTCTTTGATGCAGCAAAGGAAGCAGGCGTGAGAATTCATATGCTTGTAGGCAATCATGACATAGCGCTCAGGAACAGCCTAAGCATCAACTCTCCAGAACTTCTCCTGCAGGATTACGATAACATCATCCCTATAAGCAAGCCAACGGACATAACACTCGTAGACGGAACGAAGTTCCTGATGTTGCCTTGGGTATGTGCCGACAACTACCATGAGAGTATGTCTATGTTGGAGAACTCAAGAGCTGACCTATTGTGTGGGCACCTTGAGATATCTGGGTTTTCAATGTATAGGGGCATGGAGTCACACGATGGTTTCGAGGCTAATCTCTTTTCTAGATTCGATATGGTTTTTAGTGGGCATTATCATCATAGGTCTAGCCGGGGTAGGATTAACTATCTGGGTAATCCTTATGAGCTTACTCACATGGATAGCGGAGACCCTAGGGGATTTCATATCTTCGAAACGTCGACCCGGGAACTAACATTCATCGAAAACCCCTACACAATGTTTGAGCGCATCGTCTATGATGACACCAACACAGACTACAGAGGGATTGACGTCTCCCTCTTCTCGGAAAAGTTTGTTAAGGTAGTGGTTCAAAAGAAGAATGACTACTATGCCTTTGACAACTTCATGGATAGGCTTTACAATTGTGGAGCGCATGACATTAAAGTCATGGAGTCAGTCTCTGAAATGACATCCGATGAGATGGACGAAAGCCTTGATATTGAAGATACCCAATCAATACTTCAACACTACATTGAGTCGTCACAAGTAGATGTTGATAGGACAGAGTTGGCAAAGTACATGAAACAACTCTACGTCGAAGCCGTGAATATTAGCCTATGATAAAGTTTACCCGTCTGTTCTACAAAAACTTCCTCTCTACAGGCAACGCAGGCACTACTCTTTTTCTTGACAGAAACACAACCACCCTCATACAAGGCGTGTCTGGTGCTGGGAAGTCTACAATGATAGATGCCCTTTGTTTTGGCTTGTTTGGGCGCCCGTTCAGGAACATCAACAAACCTCAACTAATCAACTCCATCAATCAAAAGCAGTGTGAGGTTCAGGTAGATTTTGAACTAAACGGTAAGAAGTATCGTGTCCTCCGTAGCATGAAGCCCAACAAGTTTGACATCTTTGTTGATGACAAGCTCCTAACGCAAGATGCGGCAGTCAAGGATTATCAGAAGGTCCTGGAGCAACAAATACTGATGATGTCCTTCAAGACATTCTCCCAGATTGTTATCCTAGGTTCGACGGCATACACCCCATTTATGCAACTCAATGCAGGCAGTCGAAGGGAAGTCATTGAGGACATTCTCGACATTGGCATATTCAGTACCATGAACCTTTTGCTGAAGCAGCAAGTTCAGGAGACTAAGGATACTCAGGCTTTTGTTGACACTGAGATCAAAACCAAGGTGGAGAAGGCCGAAGGTTTGAAGAGGCTCATCAAGGCCCTCTCGGAAAAGAGAGACGAGACTCAACAAAAGATCCAGTCTTCTATCGCCGAACTTATAGAAGAACAAAAAGAGATTACAGCCGAGATTGAGAAGTCCAACGCCAGGGCAGAAGAATTAAGCCTTAAGACATCCAAGATTACTGAGATGAACAACTTCAGGAATACACTCCTGGAGAAAGTGGCTGCGGGCAGTGCTGAATGTGACGCCCTAAAGGATAGAGTTGAGTTCTTTAGAGAGAACGATGAATGCCCTGTGTGTAGCCAGTCTATCTC